CGTCCGCCAGCGCAAACTCGCCCAGCACCCGGATGCGGTAGGCGTTGGACGTTTCGCCGTAGGTCGACGCGATCTGACGCACGAAGTCCGACGATACCAGCGGGTTGTTGGCGCAGGAGACGTGCATACGGAACCAGTCCGCGGCCAGGTCGTGGTGCGTCTTGTAGAACAGCCCACTGTTGCGCGTCGGGTTGCTGATAAGGATGGTGCAGGCGCTGTGGCCCGACATGGACCCCGCCGCCGCCTCGAACACCGCCTCGGGTACGGCGCTCGCTTCGTCAACCACCAGCAGCACGTTCTCGCTGTGGACGCCGGCCAGCGCCTCGGGCCGCTCGCTGCTGCTGGTGCGGACGGAAATAAAGCTGCTCTCCGGCGCCCCTTTGAGCGAGATCCTGTCGCTAAAGACCTCGAAGCTCTCCCGCAGCACCGGCGGCAGTTTGTTCACCCACGACTTCAACTCGGCATACAGCGCGTCGAACAGCTGCGCCGCAGTTGGCGCCGTCACGACCGACTTCTGCGGATACCGCGTACACGCGTGCCAGATCAGCACCCAGCTGCACACAGTCGACTTGCCGACACCATGGCCGGCTCGGACGGAGATGCGGCGGTCGCCCCTGGCGACGGCCCGCATCAACTCCTCCTGCCACGGCAGCGGCTTGGCCCCCAGCACATTCCGCACGAAGCCGACCGGATCTGTGCGGTAGCGCGTGATGAACGAGACAAACGTCTCCTTGTCGGCGCTCATTCGTCAGCGTCCGTCGCCGGCAGCGGTACGTCCAGCTGGAACGGAGCGTGGAGCGGGGGCGCCACCTCAGTTGCCTGCCCCTCTATAACGTCGGGCGCCTTGGCGGCCAGTTCCTGCAGAGCCTCCAGGTGAAGCTTGTGCGTGTGCGTGACCGTAGCGTCGACCGTCACGGCCTGCTTGGCCACCCACCCATGGACGTGCCGCAGGATCTCAAGCGCGGCCTTGGCGTCGCCCTCGCGTGCGGCGGTGTGCAGCACGTCGGCCATTTCCATTTCGCCGTCGGCGCGCCCCTTCTCCTCGGCCAGCGCCGCCAGGGGGTCGAACTCGCAAAGGCTGCGGTACTCGGACGGGCGCATTCCGGCGGCTAGCGCCAGCGTGTCTCCGCGCAGGCCCTTACGCGCGGCGTTGTAGATGGCCTCTAGCCGCGCTTCGGTCGCCTGCAACCGCCGCGGCTCATACGGGAGGGAGAAGACGGACATGGCCAGTTTGTACCATGCTGTGTGACGGAGAGACAACGCCTGCGTGCGCAACAATTTATTTTACATTTTTATTTTTTGCTGTGTACGGTTAGCGTAACGATATTTTTTGGGTTTGCGTACGGGGGGGGTGGATGCTCCCGTGGCAGGCCGCCCCCGGGGGGCCTGGTACCCGGGGGGGGTCCAGCCCAAAGCTCCCCGGCACCCTGGCGGTATACACTACACAATCTGTTGCATGCAGTATGCGCTGGCGCCAGGCGCGCGACCAGGTCGCGCAGCTGCGCGGCTTTGGGTCGTCTGGGTCATCTGGGTCATCTGGGTCATGACCATTTAGGTCGGCTGGAGACAACGCTGGGAGCCGCGCGGCTTTGGGTCGTCTGGGTCGTCTGGGTCATTTGGGTCATGACCATTTAGGTTGGCTGACCCCCAAGCTCGATTTGATGCGGCGGTCTCGGGGCGGCGCAGCCGCGCGGCTCTGGGTCGTCTGGGTCATCTGGGCATGACCATTTAGGTCGGCTGACCCCCAAACCCTATAGATAACTATGTTATATTATAACATAAGGTCTAAAGTAATACACAACTGATGACCCAGATGACCCAGACGCCCCCTAAACCGTTGGCATCGCGGCCCTTTCCGCCGCCGCCCCACAACCCAGACCGCGACCCAGCCATGACCCAGACTACCCCCCAAATGACCCAGACACGCAAAAAAATCCGCATGACCGCTAAAAAATCTGTTGCATCGGCTGCGATATGCCTTAAACGCTTCCCTTGTCGCAACCGATAAGGGACCGCAGGGACATGCAGAATACCATTTTCAGCGTCGACAGCGCGAAGGCGGTCAAGGCGCAGGATTACGGATATCTGAATGCCATCCACTACATGGCGCCCGCCAGCGTCGCGGGCGTTGGCGACCTTTGCCCGAAGGCAACGGCAGGGTGCCGCGCCGCTTGCCTTGGATGGTACTCTGGCCAAGCCTCCATGGTGGCACGGGATACGGATATCAATTCCGTTCGCCAGTCTCGCATTGATAAGGCGCGCCGGTTCATGAAGGACCGCGCGGCGTACATGCGCGATGTGGTCCGGTCTATCGAATTGGCGGAACGCAAGGCCGCTCGCATGGGGCTGCGCCTTTGCGTGCGGATGAACGGTTCCACCGATATCGCGTGGGAGGGCATCGCATGCGAGCGGGGCGGCCAGCGTTTCCGCAACCTCATGGAGGCTTTCCCCCACATCCAGTTTGTCGACTACACCAAAATTGCCAGCCGCATGCGCCGCGCGCTGCCTGCCAACTATCATCTGACGCTATCGCGGAACGAAGAAAATGACGCGACGGTTGCGGCCGTTGTGGCGGCTGGCGGTAATGCGGCCGTGGTGTTCGATCGCGTGCCGGCCATGTGGCGCGGGATGCGCGTGATCGATGGCGACGCCCATGACCTGCGCCACCTTGACCCTCGCGGGACCATTGTGGGGCTGACGCCTAAGGGCGCGAAGGCGCGGCGCGATACGTCCGGCTTTGTGGTCCGGATCGCAGCCTAACATCGCGCAAAGGCTTGCGCCTCATGTGGCGCAGCCTTATGCTTACCTTGTCGCAACCGATTGGAGATAGCACACATGGCCGATCTAGTCGCAATCGTGAAGGCAACCCGGCAATCCGCCGCCGCCCTAAAGCGGGCGCAAGCGTGGGGGCGCGCCGCAACGCAAGCGGAGCGCGAGATGGACGCCGCAGACCGCGCCGGCTTCCGCGCCAGCGCCGAAGCGGCTCATTCGCGCATGATGCAAGCGCTGCGCTTGCGGGAAGAAAACATGGCCCGCCATGAGCGCGCGCGCGCCTTCCTCGACAACAACCCGATCTAAGGCCCCGCACACATGACCCGCCCCGCTGACCCGTTCCGGGACGACCCGTTGCTGCCGCCCGGTATCGGCGCGCTCATGGCCGCTGCCGCCGCCGCCAAGTGGTGCGTCGTCCTGCCCGATGGCCGCGCCTTCTATCTGCCGGAGGCACGCGCGCACCGCTTCGCCGCTGCCAATCCCGGCAGCACCACCTATCCGCCCGCCAGCAAGTGAGAGGAACTACCACCATGCAAACGCTCCGCACCATCGCCACCGCCCTCGCCTATGGGATCACCACGGCCCTGTGCGTCACCGCCTTTTGGGCTTGGCTAATCATAACGCCTTAGACCCTATTGCGTCACGCTACGGATACCGCTAAAGACTTTCCTGCGACCACCGCACAAGGGACCACCGCTATGACCACCACCAACATCATCTGGCGCCGCAACGCATGCGGCGCGGTCGAAAGCCTCGAAATTCACCGGGACGACACGCTGCTGCTGGACACCGCGGCGTGCAGCGATCCGGACGCCGCGCTTGAAGATATCCTTTGGAACGCGCGCGCTTACTACAAGTGCGATCCGATGGACGACACCCTGCCGCCGGACCATGCCATCCTCGCGATGTATGAGGAACACATCGCATGAACGCCGCCAGCCCGCCCGCCACGGCCGAGACGGTCGCGCGCCACCTAGAGCTAGCCCACGCCCGCCTTGTGGCGCTCCACGCGGACGCGGAGGCGGCCCGCCTGCCGCAAGGCGTCGTCATGGGGCTGCATTGGCTGGCCGAGGACGCCGCCAGCACGCTCGCGCATCTGCGCGGGATGATGGCGGAGAGGTTTGCGCCATGACGACGCTAGAGATACGGGACGAGCGGCCTGAGCTATCGCCCCGGCTTGTCGCGCGGCATGAGCGCGTGCGGGACGTACCACCGCCGGACCTGCTGCGCTTCTATGGCGTGCCGGAACACCTGCGCGCCATCCTCATCCACGACGACGGCACCCGCCATGTCATCCAGCAGGGCCGCCGATGATTTTCGACATACTCATCCGCGCCGTCGCGATCCTCGCGGCGACGCTACGCAAGAGGGGGATAAAATGAGCGACACCCACCACCGCTACCGCGGCGAGGATTTGGAACGCTACCGGGCCGCGCTCTACGCCCAATGGCTCGCCAGCCGGGACGGCATTGTCGTCCCAGATGAGCGCACCCACCCCGACCGGATCACGGTCGAATACGACGCGCAGGACCGCCCGCGCGCCGTCATCTTCTACACGGTCGGGATCGATGTCCGAGTGCGCTTGCCGTGAAAGCGCCCGGCCCGCCGCGAGGGACTAGCGCAGCGGGCCGGGCGATGCGCGGGCCGGGGGAGGGCCGCCGCAGCGCATGGCGAGCGCGACCACCGCAGCACCGCCACCAATAGCGTTACACAAGAGGGAGAAGCACCGCAACCATGATCAGAACCAACCCACCCGCCTTTCGGACTATCCGCGTCCTGTGTGCGTCCATCGCCATGCAGGAGGAGCTATTGCGCCGGACCTACCC